TTTTCAGTTGTAGTTGTTGTCGTAGATGTACTAGTTGATGTCGTAGTTGTAGTACAACAAATATTCAATGTATCTGTTATACTACAAAGACGTTCATCTATTTTTATAAGAACTGCACTGAGATCTTCTGATGTTTGAATATTTGTACATAATAAATCTAGTCCAAGATATGTTACTATATCTGATTTGGTAATTTGTGTTGAACAAGATTGATCACCTATGCAATTGAGAATACTCATAATTTTGGCTTTAAAATATTAACAAATTACAGTACCACTGATAACTCCACTATTAAGAATAGCCCAAGATATATTATCTACAGATTCTTGATACCATCTTGTACCTCCTGGGAAAGGAGTAGTCAATGCTGAATCTGTATATAAAGTAGATCCTAAATTAAGAGTGGCATCGTCTGAATACACAGTTATTGGAAATGATGATTGGGCACATGCTAATGCTCCTGAAATATAAGCGTTAGTTAAATAATATTTAAAATATGTGGGAACATGTGTTGTTGTAGTTGATGTGGTTGTAGTTGTTGAATCACATGGTCCAAGATATGTTTTTATATATGCATTATCTAAAAATAATGTATTAGGAATAATACATCCTGTAGGAACAGTGACACCACTAGGAGCAATCTCACCAACTCTATTTCCAGAACAATCAACTGCGTCCCAAGATCCTACAGGAGAAAGTCCTTGTATTTCAAATGCTTCGCAACTAACTTCTACACAAGGTGTTTCAGAAACAACTATTAAACCAGCACCAAGTAATAATGAACCTACTGTAATACATCCAGTTTCCATTGTTCCAGGATATGGGATAGTTCCACTTACTACAATATTTGAATTACAAGCAAATGCTTCCCAAACATGAGCTGAATGTCCTCCAACATTAATACTTTGTAATACATAAGATGCACATGCTAATGTAGTAGTTGTTGTAGTAGTAGGACAAACTTCAGCAATACAAGCTTCTCCAGTTGTTACTATTACTAACTCACTATCTGCTACACCACAACATCCACAAAATTGTAATACCTCAGATGCAGTAATTATAGTTTCAACAAAATCTCCAAGACAATCATTATATCCAATAGTATGATCTAATACAGTGTCGTCTGTATTAGTAAATGTAACACAGTTACAAGCTATTGTAGTAGTAGTGGTAGTAGTAGGTTGACAACTTGCATCACTTGTACAAACCACAAGTCCTCCAGTAAAAGAAATACCTCCACCTGCTCCACAACTACTTGCAATAGAATCTGAATCAGCACAGATGTTTATTTTATCATTTGTAACTTGTTGTGATTCAGGATTACCATTTGCATCAGTCCAGTAAACAGTACATTTACCTACAACTGTAACTTCATAACAATATGGTTTTAATTCAAGAGTTGTAGTGGTAGTTGTAGTTGTATTTGAACAACACTCTTGTGTATCTATAACATTAATTGAACCAATTTCTATAATTGGATAATTATTATCAACACAAGCAAATTGAACAGTGCTAGATGCAGTGTCTGTAATTGGTTCTAATGTATTACATTCTACATATGTAATTGTACCAGGATTAATTCTTGGTCCAACATATCCATATGTAGTACAAGGACATATCGTGGTTGTAGTAGTTGTTGTAGTACAACATACATCTAATGTATTAAGTATTCCACAAACTGTATTATCAATTTTCTGAAGAGCAACTGTAAGCGTGTCACAAGGTTCAATTCCTGAACAAGCTAAAGGTTCTCCAATATATCTCACATTATCTGATCCTACATTGGTATTAGAACACTCACTATTTCCACAAAAATTATTTTGTGAAGAAGGAGTATTACATCCACAAGGATCTACTGGTAAATAGTTCATGTTATTAAGGAATATAAGTGATGTAAACAAATGATATTGAAGGTTGGATATTGCTATGAGCTTCTCCTTGTCCAGTAGGATAATTTGTAATTGTAGTACTTACTGATATATTAGCAAGTGCTGTATCTGTTTCATATTTAGCATCAAATGCAAAATCAGCAGCATAATTTAATCCATATGGTCCACTAAATTTAACTACTCCACCTGTTAAACCATGTGCGTGTGGTGTTTGTTCTAGAATAGTATTAACAGTATTTGGATGTATATGAGGAGGTAATTGTGGTGTAGTAAGAATTATTGAATTAGCACCTGTTGACCATCCCATTACATAATCTGGATTACCTGGAATAGATGGGTTTACAACATTACTCATAGTAGAACCTGGTACATTAGTACAACCAACTATAGTTCTTCCTCGTAAATCATATGTACCATGTTGTCCATTACATATATATATTTTATCCCAAATACCTGTACCTTTTCCTGTTCCATCAAATACATCAATAGGTCCATTATATGCAATAATTGAATAAGGAACCATTTTATTTTTAACTAATCCTGTTTCTACACTTGTTAAATAAGCAGCAATGTAATCATTGATGTCAGAAATAGCTACATAGTTTGTAGAAAGATCTAAAGCAAGTGCTGCAAGATCAATCTCAACTTGACAAAGTTTATTTATTACAAACTGTAAAACTGTATGTGTATCTGAGGTTGGTTCTGTTGGTAAACAACCTACATTATAAGGCGCATTTAAAAGAGCAAGCTCTGCTGTAATATTATCAATTTGTTCTTGTAGATCACATGCAGCTTTAATAATTGCTGATAATACATCATTCAAATTAAAGCCATTACATTCTGTACATGTAGGAAGATATTGTTTAACAAGTTTACAAATGATATCTGGATCAATGACAGGTTTAATACCTGATCCATCAATAAAAGGTTCAATGAATGAAATTATTGCATTCTCAACAGTGGCAAGTGTGTCACCATTATGAATACCAAGAGCAGGAACATCTATTCCTGTATACTTAACGCATTGATCAGAAACAATCTCAGCGCAACCATTAAAGCAATTTGTACAAGACATTTTATTTAAATTTTAAAAGTTTAATTCTACTAGCAATCATATTCACAGAGTAATGACTAGCATATGTTGGATTATTATATTTATATGTTAGGATTCTTTTATAATTTAAAAGATCACTCATTACACTTGCTGGAAAAGATTGGTTTAAAATAAATACAACATTATTGTATAAACTACTACTTAGCTCTGCAAGCTTGCAGTCTATCTCACCTAATAGTGAAGGAATGTTTGCACACTCTGGACAGTTAGTTAATCTAGGTGATAACATAATTATTATTTTTTAGGTTGAGGATTATTAGCAGCACCTTGGCACTTTCCACACAATCCATTCTTTAGCTGACATCCACAGCCCACACTAGCTCCACAGTTTCTACAAACAGCCATATTAATAAAAGTTTATTGCATAGTTATTTCCAGAACAACCACAATTGTTTTTGTTAAAGTTAGTTAACATTGTAGATGCCTGGTTATATAGTTTATTTGCTTCAACAATTGCACAGTTATTTGCTGCTGCAATTGCTCCTTGTATAAAGAAGTAGACTGTATTCAAATCTACTTTTGATTGAGTTTTGATTGCTCTGTCACATTCCATCATGTCTAGTTTCATGAATGCTTCATCAAATCTTTCTTGTAGTCTGTCAACACGAATAATTGTTTTCTCTACAAAGTTTTCGTATGCTGGAGCTACAGAATATTTTAAATGATATACACCATCAGGAAGAGGTTGGTTTACACCTGATGCAGTAATGCCTAAACTTGATGATGTAAAGATATTAAAATTATTTACATCAAACGCAAGAATTGCAGTATCAAATCCAGGAACATTTATTTCAATTGTTGGAGATGTAACAACAGGAGGATCTGTAGGATATGTAGACGCATCTATCACCCCAAGAGTTAATGTATTATATGTAGGAACTACAAGTATATCTAAATTTAATGTTGGCATGTTGTTATATAATAAATATGCCAGAGGACTTGAGAACATCCTCTCACCCTCTGGCATAGGTTATTTATTAATTTACTTCTTAAGGAATCAACGTAGTTGTAGTACTAGTACTAGGCCATACAGTAGTTGTAGTAGATGTAGTAGTAATACATACTGGATTGTTATCAAGAACATTTCCAAGAGCAGCTTCTAAGATAGTTTGTACAGCAGTCGATTGTGAAGAACCAGCTTCAGCTGCAATGATCACTGTAGAATCTTCCATGATGTAATCACCCCATTGGTACTCAGATTTATTGTACTCATTAAATTTGATGTAGAAAGTATCATAAGTTGTACCATCAGAAACCCAAGACTCAAAGTTACCATTGTAACCAGCCATTCTGTATAAGTGTTTCAAGTAACCTGCTTGGTAGCTGTAGAAGTTTTTCTCTAATTGAATAATTTCTGCAGATGTACCAGTTGCGTAGTTAGCACGTTGTACTACTTCAGCGTTAGCTACAATGTTACAATTATCAGCTACAATAAAGTCAGCTGTAGTTGCAGGACCACTGTATACAAAAGTTCTGAACCACATTCTGTCATATTCGTAAGGGAAAGCAGCAACATCACATGGTTGTCCATATTGAGTTAATGGTTTTCCTGTAATACGTAAGATTGCAGAAGCATCATTACCAATTCTTTGGAATTGATAGAAGTTGTTAAAGCTAATGTTATCAGGGTTGATACCAGGAGCTTGTTGTTCCAATTTCAAGATGAATTGGTCAATCAATGCAGGAACGTCAACAGTATCACAAGGATCACCACCACAATCACAACAAGGAGCTTGAACAGTCACTGAACGAGTGAATCCATTGAAATACAATGTATCCAAGTAAGAAGAGTGAGCACGTAACGTTAAAGTTACAACATCACCACATTTTACATTCCATCCATCAACGTCAGTAATTTGAGTGATAGGAGTAGGACATCCACTCACTTTGTACCATTCAGTTACATTAGAAGTACAATTTGCTGTTGCACATCCTTTAATTTTGTCAGAGCGTTTAGTTCCTTGTAGATAGGTATTTTCTCTACCTTGAGCTACATAGAAATAAGGCGAAGCAGCAATGTTAGCTGCTGTGGCAGTTGTGTAATCACTTCTAAAGAATCCTACTGTACCAGCAGTTAAATCTTGTGTGTAATTTACTCCTGCACCTGTTGTTGCAATGTTTCTGCCAACAGGGACTACAAAGAGCGTAGTTAATGAAAAATCAGCCATTTTTATTTATTTATTAAGTTAAAAATTTATTCGTTTGTTTGTATTCTATATTGTGCATTTTGAACTGCACTTTGATTCTCTGTATACATTGCTAGGTTCTCAACTGTCAAATCTAACAATTCATCTTCTAGGTATGTTTCAAGTTCACAGTCTTGATCAAATGATGGTTGTCCATCAAACATGATAAATCCTGTTTTGTTTATGTACACTGGATATCTCATGTACATTATATTTATAGTTTTGGGAGTGAATGTCCCATCTGTAAATATACTTATTTCATCAGAGGCAAGAAAGTTAAACGTTTCTTGATATTCAAAACTTGGTTTGTAATGATCATTGTTCAGAATAAACTGAAGATCTCCATGTTTTGCAAGGTCTCTATTAATCCAGATCTTTCTGTCTTTACATCTTCCTTTATCAGCTAATACATATGAATCAACATAGAACATATATTTAGGTTCTAATTTT